TCCTGCTCTGGGATTTGTTCCTCTATAGGCTCAAACACCTCTTGGACTACAGGATCAGGTTTTGGCTTTCTAATAATACTGTCAATTTTCACTGGGTTCTTTATTGCGTTCCTGATAGCGTTTTGGATGTCCATAGTAATACTGATTGATGGTAAAGTTATTTAATCAAAGATAACAGGTGTATTGTCCCAGTCTTCAATTACTGCTGATTCCATAGGAATTGTAACTTTTTTGTCTACTCCATCTACATTTATTTTCAATACAATAAATGGAGTAAGAATTTGTACAGAGTTTATTGTTGGCATCATATATTTATAAAGTATAAAACAAATTTAATTAAATTTAATCAAATATTCATCCTCAACCACCTCAACCACCTCAACCTGAATCAACAGTAGTAGTCGCTGTACTTGTTCTTCCATCTATATCTATTATATTTACTATCAAACTACCTGTACTTGCTCAAGTTGTTAGCGTATTAGTAGATATACTTGTTCCACTTGGAGCTGTATTTATAGAATAAGTAAACGGTGATGTTCAAGGAGCATCCTTATCTATAACAGCATCAAGGTCATAAGTATCTGATACATTTATAGTTGTATTGAATGAACTTGTAAATGTACTTCAACCTAATTTCTCTACAGTATAGAAAAGTTTTATTTTCATAGTCCCAGTACCAGTTGTTGGGTCGCTACCACCTCAAGAAAGAGTTACTGCTGTGTTAGCTGTCAATGTAGCTGACTGTCCCCCAGCTGACTTTATCACTGAAGACCCTGTTAATGGGTTACCTAGATTAAATAGAGTATTTGCTCACATAGTCAAGAAAAGATTACTAGCATAGGTATAAGCTGTCCCACTTGTAAAATCCATAATAAATTCTTGCACATTTACTATAGTATTGGCTCATTGTGCTGAGAGCAATGTTTTAGGGCTACTCACTATAGATAGTAGGTCTGCTGACGATACATCTATTCGTGGAGTAATTTTTATTGGCAGGTATCCCATAGCATATAAGTAAATTAAATGATTATTCGATTAGCTCAATTTGACATTACAGTTATTGACATTAGAGTAGATAGTATTTGTGTAGTTACTCCATCTATTGTTTGAGATGATGTAGTAGCAACCGTTATTGCACCAGCACCACTATTCTTTATAACATATTCCTGTCCTGTAAATCCTACAGCCGTTGGTAGTGTAACTGTGAATGTACCTGATGTGCAGTTGATAGTATAGTCGTTTCTTAGGATAGCGTATGTCCCTGTTTGTGCAGTATAGTTTTTTATTATCCCGCCAGACAATTTTATAGTCTTAGCTGTATCGTTTACTACTACTTTAGTGCTATTAGTAGCATTTCATATATCTCATATCCCTTGTGGATATGCAAATCATACAGCTAAAGAGTCTATTATCATAGATTGCCCATCAGCACCTGCTACACTAGGGAATACATAAACAGGAGTAAAACCTACAGGGTCATAAAATGCCAACCCTAAATTACTAGCCAGTAACCCATATCATGTTCATCAACTAGACCAACACATTGCAATTCAGGAACTGTTTGACAATAAAAATTGATTTGTAGTAGCAGTATTATAGTCGAATCTAGTAAAAGTATCATCAATAGTAATCGTACTTTGATTAGCACCATTTACAGCTAAAGCTGTAATTGTACGGGTAGCATCATCTATAATTAGCGAGGTATCATTACCTATAGAATCAACATCTCATAGTTTAGCAGTAAATGCTGTACCATCTATATTTAATCTTATTCTATCTCAGCCTGCTGCTATACTTGCTACACTACCAGTATCATCTATAAATAGTCTTGTACTGTTACCGATACCATCTAAATCACCTAGTCAATAATCACCAGTTGCAGCATCTACAAGTAATAGATTGTTGGCTGACGACATAACTTTGAATGTCTTTGCGGTATTGTCAAATACAAGGTCTGATGACGCTCAAAAAGCTCCAGAGTTATTGTACTGTATCTCAGTATCTGCTCCCGCAGGAGTTCATCATCAACCTCAAGGCGTAACAAAATCTAAGGCATAATCATTACCTGAGATACCTGCTACTGCTAGAGTATCGCCTACAGACGGAGTTACATTGGTAGGCAATATGTATCTATTACTACTAGAGTCTCACCAAAGAGGTCAACTAAGACCGTTTACTCAAAGATATGTGCCATTATAATCTAGGATTATCTCAACATCATCACCTTGTAGTCTAGCGTTATATGTAGATTGGTCTGTAACAAAGAAATTTATCCCTGAATCAGAAACAACCATAGCTCATAAATTTCCAGTATTGGAGTCTATACCTGCGGCTACAAATCATAATGACGGTTCTCATATTACAGATATTAGATTACCCGTTGTACTAAATCATATTTTACCGTTTGTAGTATCAAGAAGAGTAGAACCAGAACCTTGGAAAAATGTACTTATCCCATTATTTACAGTACCTGATTCGTATATTATCTCTCATCAACCTACAAACGTTCTAGTACCTGCTGTTGGTACGGTTGTACCTAATCAATCTACAATAGAAGCTGTATTTCAAGGGTTTGCAGTATTCCAAGCATTAAGAACAGTATCTGCATCATCTATTCCATCAAATACTAGGGATATAGAGTTTCCTGTATCACCTATAACATCTGCTTGAAAATATACCTCAGCACTAACTCAGTCGTTAGCGTTAGTTTGTGCGTATGTCCCTGAACCTATTGTTGTTTGTTTCTGGACTCCGCTATCTCTTACTGCAGAATCATCACCAAAAAGATTGCCTGCTTGGTCAATATATAGTATTCGTCAAGGGTTTCAGCCTACTACTGGATTTCAGATTACTATAGCAGAAGCTGGTCATCCTATATCAGATCAGTCAGGGTTTAACGCAACAAGCCCATACGTTCAAGGTGTTGCTGTACTTTCTACAACATTAGCTAGTATATTACCTCAATCTTTATCTATAATCCCTGTGCGTTTGGTTTCAGCCATATCTATATGTTAGACCCGTCTGGGTTCAGTAAAACTATGCCATATACTCAAGGAGTAGACGTACTCTCCACAACATTAACAACCTTTGTAGGGTCTTCCTTATCCACTATAGCGACTCTTTCTGTTTCGTCCATACTATTTCTCTAAGTTGTAAAGCTTACTTTGCTTAACAATCTTCTTTTGCTTATCTCTTAGATTCAAATCTAAGATAGTCAAATTGTATTCCTTTTCTTCTAGCATCTGTTTCTGCATAGCCAGTTCCTTATTTCCTTTGAGTAATGCCGCTTCTCTTTGTGATAAGTCAGCCTCTTTTGCTTGCAATTCATCCTTAGCGGCACTTATATCCTCTAGCACTGTTTTATTGAGTTCGTATGTTTGTTCTAATTCATCTTGTCTGCTTTCTACATCAGCCTTGTTTTTAACAATCTTTTGTAGCAAGTCTTCGTTTTCTGCTATCTTTTGGTCTATAGACTTCTGGATAACCAACAAATCAGCCTCTTTTGCTTTTACTTCGGCTTCTTCTTTCTTGATTTGCTTAAGAAGAGAGTCATTATGAGCTATTTTAGCATCTATATCATCGTATTTCTTTGCAATAGATTCCAATTCTTGCTCTTTTTTAGCTAGCTCTAGTAGTTTGTTATCATTTTCTGCTTTAGCGATCATATTTAGTTTGGTTTGTTCTTCGTTTTCAGCCTGTTTGTCTGCTAATTGTTTTTCAACACTAGCAAAATAAGCATTTTGTTCAGATTTCTTAGATTCTATGTCGTTATGTGCAGATTGAACATCTACTGCTAGCCTCTCTGTATCTTTTTGGATAGACAAATGCTGTTCAGATGTCTGTTTCTTGACATCTTCTAAGCGTTTCTCAGCTTGTGTAGTTGCATCTATAGTCGAATTAAGAGCCATATTAGCCTGTGATATTTCAGACTCTAATTTCTCTTTCTTCTTCTCTAACTCCTTAATTTCTTTATCCAAAGTTGCCTTATCCATGAGGATATATTATTGATAAAGTTCTACTTTCATGTTTGCTGTGCTACCTGATGCGTTAGTTACATATAGATTAGTAATGATAAGACCTTCATCGCTTCTAGTAAACTCTCTAGGGCTTTCAGATGATGTCATAACTATACCAGCATTATCGGTGCTATTCAATCTTATTGTTATCGTCTGGTCTGTAGATATTCTCATAAATCTAGCATCTGTGAAACTTTTCCACAAATCAGTAACATTAGCTTTTATATCTCTATTTGTTTGAGCTGTAGCTACAGTAAAACTTGCAGCATCATAGGTAGTGTTTTTTGGTTGCTCTCGTGTCATAAGTCTATGAGTTAATAATAAAGCCTTCTTCTACTGCTCTCTTTATAAGGTTATCTCCTTTCAAAAGACCAAATCCTCTTATCTTTTTAGCCTTAAGAAATTCTTTTGCCTTTGCTTCAATATCGTCGTCTATTTGAGCTTCTATTTCTTCTACAATCTCCTCGTTTTTTGTAATAACCTTTTCTTCTTTTTTAACAACTGGTTTTTCAACTTCTTTTTTTTCGAACCAAATCTTGCCGATCTGTTCAAGCCAAACAGGTACTGCAACAACATCCGCTGTCTGTTTCTTATTCCCATCTGCACCAATGTAATCGATAATCATAGCTATTATATAGCATATAAAACTATGGCATAGAGTGAGCCGAAGCCCACCCTATGAGTATAGTAGTTATGCGTTGTAAGCATCACATCTGATTGTAACGTCTACCATCGCAAATGAGTTATCTCTGAATGTCTTAACACCATACAATACAGTGTTAAGGTAGTTAGACCCGTCTTTGTCTTGTACTGGTCTTTCTTTTACCTTAGGCATTCTCTGGATGATAAGATATGGGTTACCTTTCACACCAAACAAGTTGTGTTGTAGTTGTGAAGCAGCAGTCCAAGTATCAGTACCATCAGTCAATGTTTCAGATACATCCAATACACCAACCCCCTTAGCTGTAACAGTAAGAGTATTGAGTGCATCGTCGTTTACAGAAGACAATCTAGCAGTGAACAATTTCAAGTTATTACCAGTCAATGCTACTCCGTTAGCAGTAGTTGTTCAAGGTGCGTTTACAAGTGCAGCAAGATTAGCTCTTGTAGCATCTGCTGAAGCACCAATCAATACATTACCTGCTGTTGTACCGATAGGAGATACAAATGTGAATGCTTGACCTGCGATTGTTACTGTATCACCAGCAGTTGGTTGTGTAGCCAAAGCCAATACCGCAGTAGATGTTAATTGATTAGAAACATGGAAGTCATAACCCATGTAAGTCATGATGTATCCGTTCATACCAACTTGATCTCCTTTTACAGTAGCTCTTGCTTCAACATATTGTACCAAGATACTTTCAAATTCTGGAGAGATAACAGCGTATTTGTCTTTTGACATAACATTTTTCTTTGCAAGTGCTTGGTTAGCAGATGCGATAGTAGAGATAATGTTAGTAGTAGCCAAAGTACCTACTGTTACTGTAGATGCAGCATTCAATGCTTCACCCAATACATCAGCATCAACTTGGTTAGACAAGTATTCTCCTGTCTTTTTACCGTATTCCAAAGCTGCTGAGTAGATGTTTTGTGCGTTGTCCATTTCATCAATATAGAACCCTTGAGCATATTGCTTGTTGATAGACAATGCTTCGTTTGTGTCAGTAAGATCTTGGATATTGATAGCAGTTCCTCTTACATAAACATCAGGGATTACTGACATAGATGAGTAAGTTCTGTTCAAGGTATCTCCGTATTTCTTACCTTCCAAACCTTGTTCAAATTGACAGATTTTCATAGCAACATTTTGCTTGAAGAATTCTGTTTGTTGTTTTCCTGCCCAGATCTCTGGGAAAGAAGCTGATAGTGAGTTACCCATTTGTTAATAAAGTACAAAGTTAAAAGATTTGTACTATCTAAATTGCCCTTTCGCTTGTTGTGCTTCAAACTTAGCCCAATCCTCTTTTGTCCATTCAGACACAGGTTTTGGCTGGTCGTTGTCTAGCTTATTAGAGCCTCACACAAGTCAGCGTTGTTTGGCTTTAGATAGTTTGTCGTGGTTACTAAACCCATATTTTACTACTATGTCCTCTATTGCAGAGTCATCAGTAGCTGCGATTTTTCTTATCGCTCACTCGAATTGCTTGAGGTCTGGGTTTGCTGATAGTAAAGATTGTAGGGTCTGGTCATCTTGTTGTGATTTTGTCAATCACTTGAGCTTTTGCTCTACAAGACTTTCTACCGTTTCCTTTTTTACAAATCATTTCTCATCAAGATACCTTTCGACTTCTTCGTCATCACCTGATGGCTGATTTGCTCTCTTTCCTAAGAGTTCCCTTTCCTTTGCTGCTAATTCTTGTGTTTTGCGTGTGTAATCGCTTTGCATCATAAGCCCATTAGAGATCTCATCAATAGACATCTCCTTCATAATCGGACTACCGTTTGCATCTACTCATACTTTCACGCTAATTGTTGTTGGAGTGCTTTCGCTTGCTCCTGATTGTTGGAGTGCATCTTGTGCTTGTTCCATAGTTATATTTTATATATAAAACTACTCTGTTGTGTCAAGTGTTTCTTCTTCCAACTCTTCACTAGCCATGTTGTCCAAGAATTGCAGGAACTCCATTGCTATATTCAACTCCCCTTGCACTGTCTTAATATCCTCGCTTTTGATAGTTCTTAATCTATCATTGCAAGCAACTACAACCCTTCTTCGATAATCTCTAATCTCAGAGAACCCTTGTGTATTACTTATCCCCTCTATTGCTTTTTTCTGTAGGAGGAACTGTTTCTCTGCATCTGATTTCTCGGTGTAATATAATTGTTTAGAGTTATATTCATCTAGTAATTCAAACAATCTCATAGCTATAATAAGACTAAAGACCTGCTGTTAATGCTCATTTTGCTACCGCTTCAGTTACCTGCTCTGGTCAGGTTGGTACTTGCTCTGGCATCTGCATCTCACCACCACCTCACATTCAAGGTACTTGTGGTGCTTGCTTCTTTATATATTTGTCTGCGTTTACTCCCTCAAATGTACCTAGTACATCCTTAAATAACAGCTCCAAATCAACAGGCACTCAAGCAGCCATAGCTTGTTGTCAGATGTTGTACTTAGCTATCCCATCATTTCTTCTGTTCTCTATCGTATCGTATGATGATGATCCTGCTTCTATCTTTATCTCAAACTTTTCTAACGCATCTACTATAGCTTCCTTGTTTATATCCCAGAATGTGTCGTCATCTAATGCCTTGATAGTTATATTTTTTGTCATATTCTCTGCTATTTGTTGCAATAGCTTATACCCCAATCTTTCCAATCATTCTTCGTAGTGTTTTCTACATTCATCTAATACAACATTGCTTTCGTAGAATTTAATACGCATACCTGTTGCGGTATTAGTCAATCATTGCTGATTTTGGCTGTTGTTGGTATCAATAGTGAAAGTAAGCCCCTGCATTTGTCTTTCAAAATCGTTTTGCTCTTGGAAATAACTTGGCTCAAGACTACGATGTGGTAACTCTTGCAGATTATTCATAGCTTCAATCACACTCTTATTTGTAGGTATGATATTGTTTGGTTTGTTTATCAATTTCTTCGGATTGATGCCACTATTAGGCGACCATACCCAGCTTCTATTCAAAGCGTGGTTGATATACTCACTTGCTGCGTTCTTCTTGTAGTTCAACTCTTGTTGCAACCCCATAATAGGCTCTAAGAACCCAACAGCTAAGTTTGTTTCTGTGTCCTCAAAACATCTTATCTGCTCGAATGGGATCTGTGTTATCTCTTTTATGCAAAGACACACCAAATCGTTTGCTACTACTATCTCATACAACCTTTCATCTCAATCCTTTAGCTCAAACAATCAGTAGTATGTTTTGATTGATAGGTTGTTTTTATCTACATCAGGTACTTTTGAGATAGTCATTCACATAATATTTTGCACATCCTCTTTATATTGTGATGATGTTTTGTCTAGCTTTGCAATATCCTCTAATTTATCGACATTGATATATTCTTTGTTCTTTTGTATATCTGCCAATCTCACACCAGACAATACTTGCACTACAGCAGGCATATCCTGAAACATAACATATCTAGGATCATAATATATGTCGCTCCAAGATACTGGCTCTATAGTTACATATTCATCAGCTACATTTTCTTCTATCTTCTCTGTGACCTTGATTACCTGTTCTACACCATTCTCATCAATGATAGTTTCTTCTTCGTCTACTTTCAGTTTCTTCCTGCTTATAGTATACTTCGTTGCTACCTTAGCAAACGATGTACCATAGTTTACCATACCCTTAGCCCACAATCTTGTGCTTTCAGATAGATTATATTTAGAGAAGATTGTACTCAATAAGTCTTGGACTGCTCTGCTTTGCATATCCAACTTAGATATATCTGCTCAATTCTCTAGCTCATTAACAAGGTCTGGTTTGAAACTTACCAACCACTTTGGGTTTCTACTAACTATTCTAGGCAATATCTTATTAGATACCTCGTGCATCTTATTGACCTTAAATGTCGTACTCCAATCAGCCTTTTTTGGATAAGTGAAAGTATTAAGCTCTTTATATATAGCAAGCATTCTATTATGATATGGCTGCAACAACTCTTGGTATTGTTCAAAAGTATTTGATACCATCATAACAGCCTTTTGTTGTTGCTCTGGAGTTGGCTTAATCATCTATTTGTAGATATAAACTAAAGGCTTAATAATCAAATAACACACTATTGCAACACTAATATATATCATCTTCATCGTCATACCCCAACAACTTAGGGTTTCAATTCTCATCATACGCTATTGTGAAGTTATCTTTATATGCTCTGTTGTTTGGGCTTATCTCATACATACTATACAACATTTGCTCTGCATCCATTATATCATCGTGTTTACCTCTTGGGAAACGCTTCAATTCAAACTCTAATTCAGTCATACCTAGCTGGTGGTATATATGCCCATTTCTATACAATGGGATCAACTTCCTTAGCTTTGCTTCCTTATCGCCTGTTTGCCTTATCTCCTCTATGTCTACATACTGCCCTCTCCTTTGTAACTCTGCTTTCAGATTGAAGCCTATGATCTGCTGTGCTTGGATTGACTCAATACCTATCTTCTCTGGGTTTCGTTTGTTCTTGTGATAGATAAGTTTATCTATCAATTCCGCTGGATTGTATTTGCCTACACTGTACTCTAATATATACATATCCATTCAATCAAACATACCTGTCATGATACAAGTATTGTCCGCACTATCTCTTTTTGAGAATGCAGGATCACAAGCAGTAAATATCCTTCACTTCTTCGGTACTGTATCGTTAGTATAATATCTAAACCATTCCTCATGAAACTCCTGCGTATCTTTATTTACAGGGTTCTGTTGGTATTGCGTAGAAAATACAACAGGGCTTTCAGCTTTCATTTGGTTGAGTATCTCTATTGGGAAACGCTTTGGGAAAAAAGACTCACCAGCCTTGCGAAATCCATCATCAGTTTCGGCTATTGCTGGTATTATCAGCTCCTCTCGTTCTTCGCCTATTCCTTGCTTCTTCAAGTCCAATAGAAAGCCACATAAGTCGTCATCGTGCAGTCTTTGCATTATCACTACTATAGAGCCTTCTGTTTTACTATTCAATCTGGACTTGATTGTGTCTTGGAAGTTATTGTTTACCCCAGTCCTTACTACATCGCTTTGTGCATCTGCTGGTTTCAATGGGTCATCAATTATTATTATGTCAGCACCTACTCAAGTAATCGTACCAGTAGAACCTGCTGCATACATCTGACCACCAGATACTGTTTCTCGATGCTGTTTATTGTTCTGGTCTTCTCTCAATCAATCCTTTCTAGGAAATATAGATAGGTATGTATCACTGTTATACATATCCCTAGCTCCGCTGTTGTTCTTCTCAGCCAACTCTGCACTATATGATATAAGCATAAACTTTAATCGAGGGTCGTGTCATAAACACCAAACAGGGAACGCCTTACTCACTGTTTCTGTTTTCAATGATCTAGGTGGGATGTTTATAATCAATCTCTTTATATCACCAGCATATACCCTTTCCAACTTCTCACATATTAACTTAATATGCCAGCTCTCATCTAATGCCGCTCTCTTTTCCTTTTGTCGGTAATACTTCAAAAACTCATACAAGCTATCCCTTTGTGGTCAGTGTATCTCCTCTAGTTTCCTCATAGCTAGCTCTTTGGCTGCTCTCTCTTTTAGGCTTAGCACTTACAAATCATTGAAGATTAAATTTTAGATGTTGATTGTTATAGATTTATTTTAGAACAATCCACAATGCAACCGTGACCATAAATGCTCCTATAAATTGATCAAACATTATTGTTAGTCTCATCAAATAAATTTATTTATTCACAATCCTCATAGACCTGCGGCTGTTGTTAGTTTTCACAACTCGTAAGATTTTGGATATTTCTTTGCTACTCTTTGTAATACGCCCATCCCTATCTTCTCTCACTTATCAGCCAGATTATCTATTATCCTGTAAGCATTGGACTGTTGTTGTAGACTATTCTTAACTATATCACTACCTGCGTTCTGAATTATATAGTCATTCATTTCGTCTCTAATAGAAGCAACCAATTTGTTGAGAGACTTCTCACTTCCATCAAATACTGATGGGAAGTTCTCTCTTGCTACTCTATCGAACTCTTGTCTTGCCTTAAGCAATCAACCGAGATTGCCTTTGTTCTTCTTAATAATATCTTTTGCTGTTTTCTTTAGATTGTTGTATATAGCTGCTTTGTCCCCAACTATATCTCCAGGTTGTGCTATATTGTCTATCTTACTTGCCACCTGGTTATAATTGAATATCTTACTATTTTTTAGATAGTTTGCTAATTGCGTAGCCTTTTGTTCTATATATCAATCAGCTTTAGCTATATTGTCATCTACGTTACCACCTGCCTTGATGCCTATATCTTTTGCTGTCTTTATTACTTCTTTATCGTATTGTGTAGGATTAAGTTTAGTTGTTCCGAAACTTTTGCTAACATTACCTGCTTTTCTAGCTGCTACTAACTCAGTAGGACTAAGTTTTGGCTGTATTTCGTTCCATAACTTCTGTTCTAAAGTAGGTCCTTTAGCTGCTAAAGCTCAAAATAGACCACCCAATACTCCACCAATAGTATTCTCTGTAGCATTTGCTTTACGTCATTCAGATCATGCTACTCCTAAGTTAGTAGTAGCCAATCATTCCAATACTCCAAGACCACCTCATGCAAGAGTTCTAACTACAGGATTAGCTATGGTTTTTACAAATCAAAGTCACGCTCATCAATATGGTAATGTAGGCACTGTAGATAATGCAAAATTTGATGTAGTCTCTCATGCCTTAAATGCTCAACTATCTGGGTTATATCACTGTCTTCTTAAACTAGCTTCTTCTTCTCACTTTACAAACTCTTGGAAACCTTGCACTTTCTCTCTAGCTTTATCAGCTCATACCAAGTCTAATGCTCATGATACTAAGTTAGTACCAAAGGTACTGACAGATTGTTTCCCCATTCACATAAGATAGTTCAATACTCATCACTTAGCGTTATCTGCTCAATATAACTCTGGATAAGCCTGTGATATTTTTTCTTGCGTAACTCAAGGCTTCTGTAAATCATAATACAGATCTACAGCTATCTGTGGGTTTTGTCTTATTTTCTTTATTATAGTCGCATCACCTCATAATTCAGGGTATGCTTTGAGTATCTGCTCATCTGTTCACTTAGCAACATCATAATACAAATCCTTAAATGTGTTTGCACTCTTTGCAAGCTGTGCTGATTGTGCAGCTACCTGCTCTTGTTGCTTAACTACATCTTGCTGTTTCTTTTTTTCAATATCAGTCTTTAGTGTAGTAACTTGTTTAGGAGTAACAACATTTCACAATCATCAAACTACTCAAGGTGCAACAGCAGGCTTCATTGAGCTTGGAAACTTTACAGGAGCTGCTGCTTTTTGTGTAACTACATTACCAAGAGCTTGTTTTATTCAAGGCTTAATCTGTGGTCAAAATCATCATATAGCCATAGTTATAATATATTAACTAAAGTCTTCATCCAGACGGGAGTTGTGCTGGTGTGCTTGGTGGCGTAGTATTTGTTGCTCATGGTGTTGTAGGAGCTATTGGGTTCGTTTTCTTCTTTGCATCATCCAAACTAATCGGCAATCCTCAAGCGTTTCTAATCATTCTGTTGATTTGTTCCAAGGCTGCTGCTTTAGAGTTACCTGCACCTACATTACCTACAGTGTTAGCCAACGCTACCCACTCTCCCTCGCTCAATGCACCAAGGCTTACTCATTCTTGCTTGAGTTGTTTGATTCTATCTAATGTAAGGTTACTCTTCACAAAGTTCAAAGCTAACTGTGCATCAGGGTCTAATAGCCCAGAACTTCTTACAGTAGAGTTTGCTATCTTGCTTGCTGCTGTATATAGATTACTCAATAAGTCTGCTCCTAAGTCACCCAATGGCACTCATGATCAAGAACCACCACCTCAGCCTCATCCTCATCCTCCACCAAATCATGCACCTCATACTGGGATGTCATATCTTTCTGTTATAGGATTCCATTGATATACCTTTTCGCTTCTTCCGCTACCTACCGATTGTGTCTTAGCTGGTTCTTTATTCCCTGTGCTTGTCATAGCAGCACTTCTAATGATTGCTTGTATATCCTCTGGCAATGTCTTTATGAAGTCTTCATTGATAGTACCATCGGCGTTTCTTGCCAACCCTGCCATCTCTTGGATATTCTTTGCATCGCCTAGTTCTATACCGCTCTTTGTAGCTGCTGCCGCTAGGTTCATAATAGCATCCATATAACTAGCTCAACCTTTAGCGTTAGCATCCTGTGTAGATTTCAACGCTTCTATCTGCCAATCCTGTGCAGCTTTCCTATATGCTGATATTTCTTCGTTTATTGCACTCAATGTGTCGCCATCACTACCAGCCAATTCAGCTTCTTTCAACGCTATCTCTGCTTGCATAGCTAGATTGAGATTGTTTATAGCTCCATCAGTCTTTTGTTGGATGTCTACCGCAGTCTGTGCAGCATCTGAGCTTCTACCAAATCAACTAAAGCTAAACACCTGCTGTGCCGCATCTTTTTGTCTAGCTCCACTAGCTAATAGCTCTTGTCTGCTTGACTCATATTGTGCTTCTAGTGATTTCTTATAGTCTTCTAATGCTTTAGCATCGCTACTCAGCTCTGTAGATTGTGCAGCTGCCAGCCTTTCTTCTAATGCAGTCTGTTTATCAGCAAATGGATCTGTAGCAACCTTAGCTTTCTGCATATCAGCAAACGCTTTCTCTGCTACATATCATTGGTATATCTCTTGCTCTGTTGGAGATTTCCCAGTAGCAGTCTTTGCTTTGAGTTTCAATAGATAATCCTCTGGATTTGTTTCGTCATACACCAAAGCACCTACATTGAAATTCTTAACAGGGTCTTCTGGAGTAGCTACCGTTGGCATCTTCCTTTTAGCGTATCAAGGTTGCAATCATTGCTGTCAAGCGTTTGATACTATCAAGCTTTCATCCACTGTTTTGTATGTGGGTGTTGGTGGAGTAGGAGATTTTACTCACTTCATAGCAGCAAACTTATCCACATTTTCTTGTGAGATACCTTTCTTCTTAGCTGCCGCTTGTATTTGTTCATAAGTTAGAGCCATCTATATATTGGAAGATAAATTATGCTTTTTCTTTGTCAATCACAACTGGGATTTCTCTCTTTATATCAGCTAACTTTAGTTCCACTTCTGCTGTATCTTCCCCAAGTTCTACTAATGCTTGCTTTCTAATCAAGGCTTTCTCTATCTCTTGTAGTTTAGCTTCTTTGATTTGTTCTTCTGTTGGTTCGGGTATTGGTTCAGGTTCAGGTGTCGGTAATTCAACGACCCCTTTTGTTTCTATGTCAAATCTGTGTGTCTTTGCTTGTAGCTTTCTAGCATCAGCATCACTTATGTCTATAACCTCTGCTCATTTCTTAGAGAGGTCTATATCTGTATGTATTTGTCAGTTTAGGATAGATAGTTTCATAGTTACACATAAGGAGTAAAGAATACATTTGTTGTAGTAGTTGTATTAGTACCTGCTGTTAATGCTCTCCAATAATATCCTTTCTTTACTGGGAATGTCATTGTCGCTTTTTCTATACTCGCATCAGCTACCCCTATTTCTCCGACAGTATCACTTGCCGAACTAGGTCAGTATGTAAGTGTATTTGTCGCTATTGCACTACCTCCATTACTAGCCGATAGTTTAACAGTAACAAATCAATCTGTTGGTGCTTGGATTGTCCCTGTATCAGCACTATTAGATGTACTTGTTAATATAGTTATAAACACACCTACTTGTTTTTTACCTACATTCAATGTTGTAGCATCTATAGCACTACCTATGTAATAGTTGTATACTCCAGCTGTAGAACTTATCGCTCCTGGTGTTTGTGATATATAATAATCTACCAAAGCAGTCAATCCACTAAAGTTATCATTCAACCCTAATGTAGTAGCTATAGCGTTCTCTCCTGCTGTTTTACTCTCTGTCAATACTCTAGGTAGGTCAGTAGGTAGTTTATATTTGTATGTACTATCCGTTAACGACAATACTTTTTCTGTAAACAAATCGCTATCTACATATACATAGTTATTAGCTAATATGGCATCAAAAGATATACTAGCAAATGTCCGTAGATATGTCGTGCTTATTGTAGGTCATCAATCATTTGTACCACCTGTTATATTACAGTATGTTCCTGATTTAGGGAATGATGTACTCGACCCATTTATTCTACTATTATACGAAGCACCTCCAGCATCTGCCAATAAGAAATATGTACCAATATCTAGTTTCTTATTAAAAGTAATGTTGTTACCAGAAAACGAAGCAGTAGCTATAACATTTAACAATGTATCTACTATATACCCTGTTGTCGCAGTAGCAGAAGCATTTTTAGTTGCCGTTGTGATTGTTCAAGGTCTTGTTATCTCAAACCTAAAACCTCTCTTTACCGTAGTTGATTGTGTGGTATCTAGTGTAACTCAATGTGTATTAGTTTCGCTGTTATTAGCAACCAATGCCCAATCAGCTCCGTCATACTTCATATATCTTCTTGTTGTTGTATCTTGTAGTTTATACCCTACCCCAAAATAGTTAGTACCGTTTACTACATCTCCTACAGCTTTTAATACTATAAATACTGGCTGTCATTTAGGAATAGTTATTGTATCTGCTAGTGTAACTGTTGTATCTACAAGTGATGTTGTCAATCCACTTTCCAACACTGTACTTGTAGCATCAGGGTCAAAGAGAGTGCCACTTGGCTCTCAAGCAGCATATGTTTCTATTTCTACACTCAAATTCACTCAAGGAGATACATATTTTCTTAATGATAGTTTCAATGTATTGCTTGCTACTCAACTACCAAAAGCAAGAATTGCTACTCTAGTGTTCGCTGTTACATCTCCGATAGCTTGTACTGATGTAGCACTAGCAAATGTTACCATATCTTCCACAAACACACTATCTCCTGCGTCTGCATCTTCTCATAGGAAGTATGTATCACGATCTACTATGCTTTCTACTCATTCATCGTCTATAACTTCCAATGCTTCTGCTTTGACTGCTGCGTTTACCCCAGCATTATTTGTTACATAACTCGCTACTGCTGTTGGCAATTTACTAGGATTAGTAAACAATCTTGCTCCTGTTTCTCCTGTCGCATCTCCGTTATTCAACTGTGTTTGGGTTGCCTCCTCTACTTTACCTGCTACTGTTTCGCTTGCGTTTGGTTGTGTAGATCATGCTGCAAAAGCATTCCATGCTCAAGCTATATATTGATAGTTTTCTCATAGCGTGGAATCATATACTATAGTACCATTTCATGGTGTTAGTGCCAATCTCTCTGCTGTCGTAAGGTTAGGTAGTCTAAACTCTGTACCAGTTCAAGAGAAGCTAACATCACCAGTAAATGTACCACCAGACAAATCCATCTTACTATTAACCGCATCTACTATGTTCTTCCAGAACTGATAGTTGTCTGATATGATAACAGTAGATCATACTGAATGAGATTCCTGAGTATATGTTGTGCCTGCTCAGCTACCAACACTGATACTTGATACATTGACTGTCTTATTTCATACATGCAAACTATCTATCTCTCCTACCTGCATATTGGTCTTTCATGGATTGACTACTATGTAAGTCTTTACTCCACTAGGAAATGTAAAACTAGGTGCTGTGTTTAGATAAACAGTCCCTATTGCACCATTCCAACTCTGTGCGAGTGTGGTTTCAAATCAATCTTGTAATGGATATGCGGTGATATTACTCATTAGCCGATGTTACTCGAATAAAATACATCTATTGGTTGCTCATTCTTACTTATTCTTGCCTGCTCTAATATCCATACTCAACCTGTGCTACTCATATTAAACGATATATCACTACCCATAGCATACAATGGCACTCTAAAGATATATCTATACAAGTCTATGTCTGTGCCGCTATCTGCTCCAGTTAATGCACTCAATCATATCGCACTTACTCACAATGTCTTGGCTACACTATTTATATCTAGGTTGCTGTCTGTTATCGTGCTTTGGCTAACAACACTTCACTCTACCTTTATCTGCACATCTATATTACATCATAACGCTGCATATCATATAAGATCAACATAGTCATATGTATTATTAAGTCAAGGAGTCCCAAAATCAAATCTCTTGCTCTCTAGTTCGTAGTCTATTGCTACCCCATCATCATCGAACCCATACTCGAACTCATACATCTGCCCAGTAATAGCACTGGCAAACAAATACTGTCGCTCCTGATCTGAGTTGATATAGAACCCAAAATCATACAAATTTGGTAATGTATACTGACTCCATCAACTCGTTAATGTGCTATATACTAATACTGTGTCTGGTATGTTATCGTTGTTTGTATCAAATGCGAAATAGTAGTTACTCAACGATTTGTTATAGAACGCTGCTCAACTATTGAATTGAAACTCTGTTATCTGGTCTGTTAATGCTCTTATTGCATCACCTAATGGGCTACTCTCTATAGCTCCAGCTCCACTCACTCAATCTCTAGGCTTGAGCGTATCAATCCCTTTATCAGTAAAATAGACAATGCTATTTGCTACTGCCTTGATACTCCTATTACAGAACCCTCAGTTGTGTGCATCTATTGGTAACGCTGATTGTCCTGATACATTGATACTATATACTTTATTGGACTTCATCGCTAATATAACCTGTCATAGCTCAGTCATCCCATTTATCCTACCGTTCTCATCACCACCAACTACCAATGTATTTGTATTGATGGCGTTTGCATTGGCTGCTGCTGCTGCTGTATAATACAAACTTGATGGATTGCTATCATCTCCTGCACCAAATACTCTATCTCCTAAATAACTAATATATCTAATGTTTGGCTGTGCTGCATAGGCAGTATATGTTGCCCCATCATAGCCGAAGTAATCATCCACTCCATTACATCAATACACGATATTCCTATAAACAGCAAAATCCCATCTTGTGCGATGGGCTGATAATGCTGATATTGTTTCGTACTCTGTTAGCCCTGACTTGATACTAGACCAGTTGCCTGTCCCCTCATCATATTTGTACATATTAGTACCAGCAGTACACAATGCTTGCGTAGCAAGGGTATCATCACGCTGAAAGAAGTGATAGCTAGTGATCGGATTGTTGCCTATACTATTTCCAAATGTGCGATACCCTCTTCTTGTTTCTAGCTGTTGGCTAGCGTTGTAGTAAAAATTCTTCAATATAGTAAACTGGTTGTCCTTTATCACAGTGTCCTGTGTTAAATTCAACCCACCTCTGAAATCCTTGATTGATAACGGTTGCCCCATATTATATTATTTTGTAAATCTACAAACTATCATCTCTTACTCTATCGTTGTTGTACTGGCTTGCAAATGTTAGCTGTTCGTCATCATATAGCTCTTGTGCAAATAAGGCATCTTTTGCTAGTGTGTACTGGCTAAGGCACATAGTCGCTTTGTCTGCTTTCTCTACACTCAAAAACATAAGGTAGCAAGCCCATAATATCATCAAATCTTCCATACCGTCATTCAACTCACAATCTACTACAGATGTTATCTCTGGCAGTTTCTTCTTATACAACAAATCTAGGCTATATACTCCATCTGGTGTTGGGTACAAACCTATCTTGTCGCCATATATATAGAAGCTGCTAGGCTTTGTCTGGCTTGCTCTGTTAGTCAAGAACTGTTGCTTTGTTATCCTGCTCAATGTGTAGCTATCCTGAAAAAGCCCAACCACTCTTACGAAGTCGGTAGGCTTATTGTATTCTGTTGTTCATCATACTGTACTGATCGTTGTGCTTGTTTCACACTCTGGGATGTCATACCCAAAGTCCTGCTGCACTCTCTCGTGTCATCTATTGATATAGTAATCAAGCGTTGCATTGTCCCATACCTTTGCGTTTGGATCTATCTTTAAGTATGTGGTTCTTGTATTACTTCTTAAGTCTGTGAGCGTACTCATACATATTACTACCGAGATAAATAGCATACATAGAGTTCCCTAAGGATTGTTCTATTTTTTAGTTATATATTACTTTTTTTTACAATTACAAGCCCTTTTTTATA